TTTAGTAACAAGCGTTGGTTGCATTTCTTTATGCTCTTCGTTCCCGTCATGGGTCTCTGGGTCAGTTCTATCGGTATCATTGGACTTGCTCTTAATCTTCGTGCTTATGACTTTGTATCTCAGGAGATTCGTGCAGCGGAGGATCCAGAGTTTGAGACTTTCTATACCAAGAATATTCTTCTGAATGAAGGACTTCGTGCTTGGATGGCACCTGCCGACCAACCACATGAGAACTTTGTATTCCCTGAAGAAGTTCTGCCACGCGGAAACGCATTGTGAATCATTACCTTCTGTTTGTATATGGTGTATGCTTTGCTCTTATTGGTGGAGCTGCCTTTGCAATGATGTGGGCAAATATTATGTCAATTAATATGAAACCCAAAGTGGTAAAGCAAAAACATCCTGAGGCACCACAAGCAGGTGAAGAAGTGATGTATGTTGATCTCTCTAGAGAACGACTTGAAGACCTTTACAAACAAGATGAATAATTTTAAATCGTGACAAGACCTCCTTCGGGAGGTCTTTTTTTATGCATAATTACCTAAATATAAGATAGTCACGGGCACCAACCCCCAGGTTTCCCATGTACAGGGAACCGCACTTACAGAGGAAGTCGGAAGAGTGCTCCGACCTCTGGTGGGCATGGAAAGAATTATGGAACCTTGATATGCATAGCGAGGAGACGAAAGAGGCAAGAAAAAAATGGAGTAAATGCTGCAGTGAAATGAGCGCAATGATAAGTCAGGAAGTTAAAACAAACCCTAGGTATCACGGCATACGTATGTAATATATACTGCAGTTGCGTAAACTCTATGAAATTCATATTCGCATTCTTAGCTACACTTTTTCTTGCTGCACCAGCATGGGCAGTAGACATCACCATGGGATCAAATGGAAACTTGATTTTTGATCCATCCGAGGTTACAATATCTGCAGGAGAGACCATTCACTTTGTAAATGGTATGCTTCCACCCCACAATATTATTGTTGAGGGACGTGCTGATCTTTCTAGAGAATCACTGATGTTCAGTCCTGGTGAATCACAAGACATCAAATTTACTGATGCTGGAGACTATGACTTTTTCTGTGGTCCTCATCAAGGAGCAGGCATGACTGGTACTATTCACGTTAACTAATGAAGATTTTTTTAGACACAGCAGACACCGAAGTAATTGAAAAATATTTCTCAACGGGATTGGTTGATGGTGTCACAACTAATCCCACTCTTATCATGAAGAGCGGCAAAAATCCTGAGGATGTATATCAAAAAATTAAAGACATTGGCGTTCAGGATATCAGCATGGAGGTCGTTGGATCTGACGTTGAGATGTATGATGAAGGTATCAGACTATATGAGAAGTTTGGTAATGTTGCCACAATTAAAGTTCCTTGCACACGCGAGGGCCTGATCGTCTGTAAGCGACTGTCTGAACAAGGCATCAGAGTTAATGTCACACTCATCTTCTGTGCCGCTCAGGCAGTCCTAGCAGCGAAGGCAGGGGCAGCATATGTCTCTCCCTTTGTAGGACGCTTAGATGACCAGTCAGTGGCAGGTCTGGAGGTTGTGCGATCTATCACTGGACTATATCAAATCCATGGTATTAGAACTCAGGTTCTGTCTGCTTCAATCCGTAGTGTTCAACGTGCTGTCAGGTCATGGTATAATGGAGCTCAGATCTGTACGATGCCACCGAAAGTATTGGAACAGATGTATGATCACATTCTCACTGACAAGGGTTTGGAAATTTTTGATAACGATTGGAAGCAGGTAAAGCAATGACATTTACAGTATACTCAAAGGATGGTTGTCCCTATTGCACTAAAGTTGAGCAGGTGTTACAGTTAGCAGAACTCAAGTATGTCATATATAAACTTAACCGGGACTATACCCGTCAAGAGTTTTATGATAAGTTTGGGTACGGGTCAACCTTCCCAAGAGTTGTTAAGGATGATACTCTTATTGGTGGTTGTACCGAAACTGTACAATATCTGAGAGAACAGAAATTAGTCTAATGGAAAAAAACCTCAATGACATCTATGATCTTATTGAACATGCGATTGACAATGCCTTTGGGGGACAAATGAATTTAAAATTTTACGACTATCTAAAAACTACGAAAGTTACAAAGCATGAGATAGATGCGTTTATTAAAAGTTCCACGGCTACAGAGATCAGTGACATTACAACTCAACTAGAAGAGTATCTTGAAGGTGGTAATGACAATGCTCATAAACAACTTCGTGAAGGGTATGGACACATCCCTAAACCTCAAGCGAGGAAGATTAAAAATTACTTGTATAGCATCTTAGAAGATGCATCGAAATATAGTCATGACCGAAGACCTGGCAGAAGAAAAAAACAATCTAAATAATCAGGAAACCAACATCAACCGTGGAGTTGAGTTGTTGTTACGCAACAGGAGGAAGAGATCAGAACCACCTAAAACCTTTCAGGTAAAGTTTGGTAAGATGGTGTCTCTCTTCCGAAGAGAAATTGTCTTTCATCTAAACTTCTATCTGGACATCAGAAAGAAATAATCTCTGGAGGACAGAAGATGTTAGCAGTAACACTGACCATTGGAACATTGGTATCGATCATGTTCTTTTTTGTAGGAGGTGTGGTAGGATGGTTAGCGAAAGACCATGTATATCAAACCCAACCCGTTTATACTCACCCAGAGATGTTTGATGAAAACGGAAATGTATTACCAGACGAAATTTTAGCAGTACGATTTGAAAATAGCTATGACGAGCTCGACCAAGAAGACGACGAAAACTAAAGAGGAACTACCACCTAATCCATTCATTCACGAAATTCTTGAGGTTGCAAGTAAGCAACGCTCAAAGGCAAAGAAGATTGAGGTTCTTCAGGAGTATGCTAATCCTGCCCTGAAGACCCTCTTTATTTGGAACTTTGATGACACTGTAGTTTCTGTAGTTCCAGCAGGTGATGTTCCCTACAATCAGAATGAAGTTCCTGTTGGCACTGATCACACTTCTCTCCGAAAAGAGTACAAGCACCTTTATAATTTTGTGAAGGGAGGAAATGATTCTCTCACTTCCCTCCGCAGAGAGACAATGTTCATTCAAATTCTTGAAGGTCTACATCCACAAGAAGCTGAAGTCCTTTGTTTAGTTAAAGACAAAAAGTTACAAACTAAATATAAATTAACATACGAGGTTGTTTCTCAAGCATTTCCTGATATTCGTTGGGGAGGTCGTTCATGACTGTTGTTGCAGAGCAAGAAAAAGAGATGGCAGAATACGGATCAGAGGTTAGTAAAATAAATCCATCTGATTATAGTTGCCAAATCCTGCTGGAAAAAACTACGGTAGAAGCAGCAAACGACAAGTCGTTTCCTACGGATGCAAGACTTATCTGGTATGTTGTTGATGGTGCAACACATGTTGACCTTACGAGATGTAGTAAAACATCTCAACTTTTTGACATGTACTATGACAAGTACGGAAAGGATGCAGTTCAAAAAATTGATTTTGGATATGGAACGGTCAGTCCCAAACTTTGGGGACAAAAACCAAAGAAAGAAAAGAAAAGAAAATGAATGATGATGATCTAAGAAATCAAATTAATGATTTGATTCGTGATGAAATTCAGGAAGCCATCAATGATTATGTTGATGAGAAAGAAGAGCAAGCGAAGAGTGGAGTTGGATTTGTTCGCTCTGATGAAGAGAAACAACTGAAGGTTAGAGTCTCAAATGATGAGATTGATAAAATTCTAAAAGAATATAAGAGAATTAAGAAGGGACAAAGATCTAATCTTTCGCACATTAAAAAATTAGGATTGGTTGACAAACACGGTAGACCATTAAAATAAATACACTAGCAGGAGTGTTCCGCGTATGCTTTCCACCCAATATAGGTTGCGACTTGAAGCAATCTGCGAAAAGATAGTTCTTGGTGAGGACGTATCTTTATCCGATATGATCTGGGCAAACAAACTAGCAAAAGCAAATGCGTCCGCTGCTGAGATATTGAGAAAGGCAAGGAGGACTGCTGCTAATCCTAATATTCAGGAGGGTGGTCTGGATGATTTTATGATTCAGATGGGACTGGGGGATCCTGACCCATCTAATCACAAAACAGGATTCCAAAATACAGATGATATCGCAGAATGGTTTCACCACGAAAAAACTGATGACTGGAGGCAGAGAGACTGATGCAAGCACTAATTTATTCTAACGGCAGTCAAGAATGCGAAAGAGCTCAAGACCTTCTTCAAAGTATCAAGGAGGATGTCAGAGTTTTTAATCTTAATACAGATTTTACAGACAAAGAATTTCGTGCAGAGTTTGGCACTGAGGCAGAGTATCCACAGATCTCCATTGGACTTAACCATCGAGGGTCCTTGAAGGAGACACTGCAATACTTGTTTAAAAAATAATTAAACTGTATCACAAGTTACACAACTACTTGACTATATAATCTATGAGGTCTATAATAGACCTGTCGTTCATCCCACTTTGTGGGACGCAAGTAAGTCGCGGAACGGAGCGTTCATCCCATGATTGATTTCCTTCTATATTCAAATCTCCTATGTGAAGATGCTGATGCTATTATGCTCAGGATCAAAGCAAATGAAGAAATGAATAAAGTAATTAGATTGGAACTCATTGATACAATTATGGAGGCAACTCCTCACTGTCCATGGGACGCAAACGACTAAAGGAACGGGCCTAAAAATCCAATTACTTTAGGAGTAACTATCATGAACACACTCAATCTCATTCGTAAGCAGATCAACAAAGCTGCTGCCCTGCACGATGCTCAGATCTCTCACACCTCATATCGTGGTGTTGAGTATGATACTCGTTGTGTTGAAAGTAAGGAAACTCACGGTACATTCTGCTATCGCGGTAAAACTTACTCTAAGTGATTGACTTACCAATTAAATATTGTTAGAATGGGAGGGAAACCTCCCATTTTTTATGGATAGAGACAAACTTAAATTAATAGTAAGGAATCTCAAACTTCTTGTTGAGTCATTGGAAAGTGAAGTATTTTCTGATATAGACTCATATACAACCAAGCAGGAAAACTTTAATGATTCTACTATAAATTATATAACCGATTACGACGAAGTATTTGATGACGATGATGGATACCCAGATTAAACTTATCAGTGCAACTCCTGATGCGGAGAAGCACATGGCATATTGTGCCCGTGTAAGTAACCCTGCAAACCAGGAGAATGAGAAGTTCTCTGGTCTGCTTAAATATTGTGTGAAGCATCAGCACTGGAGTATCTTTGAGCAGGCATATATGACTCTGGAAATCAATACCACCAGAGGCATAGCGGCTCAAGTGCTGCGTCACCGTTCATTTACATATCAGGAATTTTCACAACGCTATGCTGATTCCTCCCTACTCGCGGAGGAGATCCCCCTCCCAGAACTCCGACGCCAAGACCTCAAGAATCGTCAAAATTCTACTGATGATTTGGACCCGTTTATTCGGCAAGACTTCCAAGTCAAAATACAACAGCACTTTGAAGCAGGAATGAAACTCTACAAGCAAATGCTTGATGCATCAATCGCAAAGGAGTGTGCTCGTTTTGTGCTTCCTTTGGCCACGCCCACAAAAATTTACATGACGGGCTCAGTAAGATCATGGATCCATTATATCGATTTGCGTTCTGCTAATGGTACGCAGAAAGAACACATGGACATTGCTTTAGGTGCAAAGAAGATCTTCTGCGAACAGTTCCCTGCCGTTGCGGAAGCAATGGAATGGATTTAATAAATACAAGAAAAGGATTGAACGTTTATGCCAACGTACCCTGTTATTAATAGAGAAACAAAAGAAAAGAAAGAACTCATGATGTCTATGAAGGCATACGATGAGTGGAGAAAAGAAAACCCAGAGTGGGAAAAAGACTGGTCAGAAGGATGTGCTGGAATTGATACTGAATTTAAGTGGACCGGCGAGGCTAAATCCAACGGATGGAATGAGGTCTTAGATCGTGCGTCCAAACAACCGGGCGCAACGGTCAGCAAAAACCGTTACTACGGTTAATCCTTCTAACTTTTACAGCGTATGCCATCAAAAAGAAAGACCCAATCACCTGTAGTCCCATTTGGGATGAGCAACAAAAACATGAAAAGAAAGAAACCAATCAACGCAGACTTGATGAAACGCATCGAGCCTCTGACAGAGAATCAACAAGAACTTTTCCGCTGTTATGAGAACAATCAAAACATTGTTGCATACGGTTGTGCGGGTACAGGAAAGACTTTTGTAACTCTCTACAATGCTCTTAAAGATGTTCTTGATCCCAAGACTCCATATGAAAAGATCTACATCGTCAGGTCGCTTGTAGCAACCAGAGAGATTGGATTTCTTCCTGGTGATCATGAGGACAAGTCATCTCTTTACCAAATTCCATATAAGAATATGGTGAAGTATATGTTTGAGATGCCTACAGATTCTGATTTTGAAATGCTGTATGGTAACCTCAAGAACCAAGGCACTATTTCTTTTTGGTCTACCTCATTTATTCGTGGCACAACTCTTGACAATGCTATCATTATTGTTGATGAATTTCAGAACTTGAACTTCCATGAACTTGATAGTATAATTACAAGGATTGGTGAAAATAGTAAGATCATGTTCTGTGGCGATGCTACTCAATCTGATCTTGTCAAGGCTTCTGAAAAGACTGGCATCGCTGATTTTATGAGAGTTCTTAGACTCATGCCATCAATTGATATTATTGAATTTGGTGTTGAGGATATCGTTAGGTCTGGTCTCTGTAAAGAATATCTAATTGCTAAAATGGATTTGAATTTATGATTTTTGAGCATTGTAATTATCTTGGTGACCTCGAACTAAACAAGAAAGAAACCCAAGGCATCCGTCTCTATAATCTTCCAAATGGAGACTGGGTGCCTTCTATTACATCTGTAACTTCTTTCTACAACCGGCAGATCTTTGCCAAGTGGCGTAAGCGAGTTGGTGTTGAGGAAGCAAACCGTATCACCAAGAGAGCAACTGCCCGTGGAACAGATTTCCATGCGGCAACTGAACTCTACATGTTGAACAAAGAAATAAACTGGGATGACTTTAAACCTCTGACTAAGTTTATGTTCATTCATGCCAAACCATATCTGGACAAGATAAATAATATACACGCTATAGAGAGGACTCTGTACTCTGAGTACCTTGGGTTAGCTGGTAGAGTTGACTGTATCGGAGAGTACGAAGGAGAACTCGCAGTCATCGATTTTAAAACATCCGAAAAAATTAAACCAGAAGAGTGGTTGGAGAACTATTTCGTTCAGGAAATGTTCTATGCTTCTGCTTACTATGAGTTGACTGGTATCCCTATCAAAAAACTTATCACCATCATGGTTACTCCTGGTGGCGAGGTCAAGGTATTTGACAAAAGGAACAAAGGGGATTATATTAAGTTATTGGTTCGCTATATTAAAGAATTTGTATCTCACAATCTTAGGACAGAGAATGGAGAATGAACTAGAAAAAGCACTAGAAAATAAATTCTTCTGCCCCTCTCGATTCGCACAAGAGATTGAGTCTCTTGTTCATACTGGTGATGGAATGAGTTATATTGATGCTGTTGTTCACTTCTGTGACAACAATAGTATTGATGTGGAGTCAGTTCCTAAACTGATATCTAAACCACTCAAAGAAAAATTAAAATACGAGGCCATGGAACTTAACTTCTTGAAGAGAAGTTCCAGAGCAAAATTGCCTTTATAATCGGAAACTGGTAGAAAAATTTTCCGGCAAAAAATTGACCCTATTACTTTTTTCATGATGCCGTTTGACGCATATAAACAATACCTCTCTTTGAAGAATCACTTTACCAAAGAGAAGTATGATTACCACAAGTATTGTGGTAAGA